AGATATTCTCGACATCACGCCGGAAGACCGAAGCGCACGACTGGCAGCCCCTATTCGTATGCGCCTGTTCCGTGCCGGCGCCATCCACAAAGCAATCGTCGATCTCGACGTGTATTAATCAGGAGCCTGCACAATGGCACTCGTAAACATCACTACAGAAAACACTGTTGTAACAATCAACGGTAGAGAGATCACAGACTGGGGCGAGGCTGAAAGTCCCGTTGTCGAAGAGCCGATTGATCCGAAATCAACTATCCGGCGCGGCATGGGCGGCAATGCTGTTCGTCTGGACAGGATAAACCCTGGCCGGCGCATCACATTGAGCCTGAATCCGGGCGGCGCTGACTCAGCCTACATGCAAGGTCTGCTCAACAGCAACACCAACATCACGTACACGCGCACGGTAATCGGTACGCTAGAAAACGCGGTCGGCTCTGAGGGCGCGATTGTCAATGACGACCCAATCAACCGCGCTGGCGGTGATTCGATTTCTGATGACGTGTTCATTATGGAATTTAATGCGTTCACCACACAGCGAGGCGGCTAATGAGCGAGACGGTCAAAACTTTCACGCTCAAGGGCGGGTCATATAATGTGGCTCGTGCCTCAGCGGTTGCACAAGACGAGCTGCTAAGCCTGCTCACTCAATCCCTAATACAGCGTCTTAGCGCAGCAGGATTGGGCAAACCCGTTGACGAGGATGTGATTTTCTTCATGTTCCTAGCCATGCCGCACGCCGTAAAACTAAAGATAGACGAGCTGATGCTTGAGCGTGTTTACAAGAAAGGCTCGCAGCAGCAAGTAACGCTTAACGAGTGCGGCGCCATGGACTGGAACCGGCTACGGGCCAAGGCTTTGCTGTGGAACCTTGAGGGTTTTTTTACCTATTGGGCAGACGCAAGCGCAAGAGACGCGGCAAGCCAAGCAATAGCGCCGTCAACTGGTATTTGATGCGGCCATGTGTGGGTGTGAGCGGCATCTGCCCACCGCTATGCACCTGGGCCCAATTAAATGATGGCACATACAGCCTGGAAGATGTGGAGCGGTTTAATCAGTTGATTGATGAGCTGGTGCGTGCGCATAACGAAGCAATCCGTGCTACGACACAAAGAAAGAGATAGGCAATGACTAAGGTGTTACAAAACTTCCTGATTGGTGTCGGGCTTGATACTGAGCGGTACGACAAGGGTGCCAAGAATGTTGAAGGCAGCCTTAGCCGCATGCGCACGCTTGTTGGCTTTACAGGCGCAGCTATCTCCGGAGCTTTCGGGCTTGCGGGAACTGCTGCGCTTAATGCAGGCAAGCGGGTTCTAGACTTCAATAATGCAGCTGAAAAGCTAAAGACGCCAACAGATTATGTTTGGAACTACGGGCGAGCACTGGCTGCGCTCGGCGGCAATGCTGAAGACGCGCTGACCTCTATCAATGCAGCAGAGAATGCGCTTACACAATTTGAGCTGAAAGGTGAGTTTGCACCGTTTAATGAAGCGGCGCTGGCAGGTGTTCGCGATGAATTGAATGCGCTCATGAGCTCACCTGACGGTGGAGAGCTGTTGCGTGGACTTTCTGGTGTTGTGCCGAGGCTTGATAAGTATCAGCAACGCCTGATAAAGGATGCATTTAGCCTGTCAGACACCGTCATGATTCTGCTTAATAGTGGGACTGAGGCATTTGATGCAAGTATTGCCCGCGCTGGTGAGCTGTACGGCGAGTTTGGGCGCGCAACCGACGAAGCCAGAGAATTTGCTAGGGCCGTTGCAGAAATCAATACCCGATTTCAAGGAATCGGCGAAACCTTGGCTGAAAAAATGCTTCCGGGTTTCACCGGCATCATTGATTCAGTCGGCGATCTCATTGATCAAAATCGCGATTTTATCAGCAAGGGCGCGAGTGTTTTGGGCGAAAACCCAGGCGCAACTGCGTTGGCAGCGGGGGGCGGGGTAGCTGCGGCTACAGGGGCAGGGCTGCGCATGATCGGACTTCGTAGCTCTGGAGTGGCCTTATCCCGACTTGGAATTCCTGGCATGGTTATTGGCGGCGGCTTGATAGCGATAGACGCCTTGAGCCAGGTTGGTGTTGATGAGGGCGTTGCTGGCACGTCTTCTGTGCAGGGGGCAATGACAGAATATATGGCGGCCCCTGTGGATGAGAATGTTGAGTACGGCATCAATCCCGCAGCGGACTACACGCCGCCAGTTAGCGTGCAACAGAAGGCAGCTGATATATACATCCCCGGTATCCGTTATGAGGCGCCGGTCTATGAGGGGTATGAGATCAATAATGCAGAAGCCGCAAGCGCAAATCCTGATGTAATTATGGTTCAGTCTCAGCGCGAGCAAGCAGACAAGCCGCTAACAACGCCGCGTATCAACGTAGAAAACCACCTAGAAGTCCAGATGGAAATGGACGGCAGGGCGATAGACACGCGCGTCATTGACGTGATCGAACGTCGTGAGCGCGACACAATCGACGACATTTATTCTTCGGTGGACAGATGAGCATCTTGAGCATTCTCACACGCCAATCGCCGACGATTGCGGGCTACCAGTTCGATGCGGTGCTTGAAGACACCTTCGAGGCGTCCGTTGAGCTGACCCGATACCCGGTCGAATCGGGCGTCAAGGTCGCCGACCATCGCATCATCAACCCGATGAAGTATTTCATTACTGGAGCGATTAGCAACAACCCTTTGCGCGTCATTGATGTGCAGGGCCTGATTGCGGGCGGGCTGTCGAACCTGATGAGTCGCAATCCCTTAGCAGCCACAGTCGCCGGTCTGTCGGCAGGGTTTCTGGCCGGATCGTCGCACACGCGAGCATCGAGCACATTGCAATTCCTGATGGAATTGTTGGTCGCTGGCCAACCCTTCGATGTGGACGCGGTAGATATCCAGTTGAAAGACATGGTGATCACACGCCTGTCACGCGACCGTGATCCGGAAAACGAAAACGGCCTTATCTTTGTGGCTGAGTTGCAGGAGTTGATATCGCTTACTCGCCTGTCTGATCTCACGCAACCAAGCCAAGACCAGCTACCTGACGGCGACCCGGCTAAAGCGGGTGCTGCCGCTACGGCCAGCACAGGCCAGCAGGTCGGCGGCACGCCAGGCGTATCGACTACGCATCAGGTGAATATGGTCGATGGAATAACGATGACACCACTATGATCGAAATCCCATTACGAAGCGGTAGCGCCAACGCGCACCAGAGGTTCACACAGCGCCTGGGCGATAACCTGCTTGAGTTCCGCGTCGACTACTTGGCCTACCAAGAAGTTCCACTGTGGACGCTGTGCATCTACCGCGATGGTGCGCCGGTGGCCCTTGGTATGGGTCTGAATGCGGGCGCTGTACTGACTGAAGGCTACAACTTGCCCGACGATATCGGACGGCTAATCTTTGTGGGCGCTGAAGCAACGCTCGACAATCTTGGAAAGGATAACAAACTGGTATGGCTGCCAACATAAAACAATACCTTCGCAAATGGTCGATGATGATTAACGGCCAGCCGTTTATCGACAGCCGTGACGGGCATCAGTTTCGCGTGGTGTTTGAAATCGATGTTTTCCCTAGCAACTCGCAGTCATTCGCGGATATCCAGATATACAACCTGGCGAAGACAACGACCATCGATCGCGGCTCTGATCTGATTTTCAGTGCGGGATATGATGACAAATTCGACATCATATTCAGCGGTACGGTTACGAACGTTTTCCGTGAGCGTATTGGCCCGGATATATTCACGCGCGTTCTTTGCAGGTCAGCCGGAACGCCGTTAAATCGCGGCCTCATGAAGTCGCCCTATGGCGCTGGCGCCAGTGTTGTGGATGCACTCAAGGACGTGGCACGGGCGTGGCCGTTGCGCCTTGAGATTGACCCAACGCAATTTACGGAGGCGGATACATTCCCGTCAGGCTGGACAGCGCAGGGAGACCCGAAGCAGGTTCTGGATGACTTGAAGTCCATGTTCAAGTTCGACGCCATTGAGGAGCGCGGAACTCTGGTTGTCACACGCATCGACAAAGAGCGTAGTACCAATGTATTCGATATTAACCAGCATACTGGCATGGTTGGCTATCCAGAAGTGAATCGCGGCCCTCAAGGGATTGGCGTTCTGGTTACGACACGCATAAATCCATTCATTCGCGTGACCAGCCGGATTAACGTCGAATCGGAGTTCTCTACCTACAACACTGGAAATGTCTACGTTGCCGAGGTATCAGGCGATGCCAGTGCAAATGGCGAATACAACGTTTTCGGCATCCGGTACACCGGCGATTCTCATGGTGATACTTGGGACATGCGGATAGACGCCATCCGCGCAGGCACTAAAGAGGTGTTGCCGATAGACGGCCCCGGACTTGTTTGGGGCGCAAAGGTAGACCAAGACTTCCGAGCTAAGGTTCGGGAAATAGCGGAGCGATTGAACTTTGATCCCAACTGGATCATGAGTGTGATTGCTTTTGAGACAGGACGGTCGTTTCTTCCATCGACGCGCAATAGACTTTCTGGAGCAACCGGCCTGATTCAATTTATTCCCAGTACAGCAAGAGGGCTTGGAACGACCACGCAAGCGCTGGCAAACATGACTGCTGTGGAGCAGTTGGAGTATGTCTACAAATACTTTGAGCCGAAAGCATCACAGATTCGCAACATGGCAGATTGCTACATGCAGGTGCTGTGGCCGGCAGCAGTCGGAAAGCCTGACGACTATGTACTGTGGACTGCTGGCAGTATCGAGTACACGCAGAATCGCGGGCTGGACACGAACCATGATGGCACGATAACGAAAGGTGAGGCAGCAGGGCGCGTGGATAGGATGTTTAAGGAAGGGCTCGCGCACAAGGCTTGATGTTACAATCTGAATAAATTAACTGTTCGGAGATTGATGTGTCGAGAATATGCCTCGCCTTTCTAGCTATCATTTTCGCCAATTCGGCCCTAGCTGATCACCATGACAGTCTGCCCAGAGAGTATTGGCATTACATGGATGGATATAGGTATCAGTACTCTGGTAACTGCCTAGTGACTTGGGATGTGAAATCGGCTGTTTTTGTAGTTCCCGACGCTTGCTCTGTGGCTATCCGTGACAGGCTGAACTCAGATGCAATCAAGTCAATCGAGTATGCGAAGGCAAATAGTAACGCGCAGAATTTCTACGAATACTATTCAAACCTTGATACGAAGCCTCAGCAAGCGCGGCAATACGGGCATTTCGAGGCAATGCGAGATGCGAAGGAAATTTGGCGCAGGGCGTGTATTGATGCAAAAGAACTAAGGCCGGCGAATCCAAACCAACTTGCAGATAGCTTTCCTGGAATCGATAGGATTCATGCTCTGAGGTTAATACAAAACGCCCGGCAGACTGTCACCGGGCTTGGCGGCATGGTCAATTGCGCAGAGCAGGGCCACTACGTCGTTGAAATGTACGCGTCGGATATCGACATCAGATCGAAAAACAGAGACTAACCACCAACCAGAATCACCAACCGCCTACGGGCGGTTTTTTTATGGATGAACGATGGCCGTTCCCACAAAAAAAGACAACCTACTTCGCACTGCCTTTCGAGAGCTGATGAAAGGCGTATGTACGAGTGTACCCGGTCATGTACTCACATTCGACCCCTCGCAGCAACGGGCACAGGTACAGGTGGGCGTTGAGGTGGTGGCAGCCGCTGGCTTTACGGATCGGCTGCCGCCAATTGCGGATGTTCCGGTTTTATTCCCCGGCGGCACACAATACAGCACGATTCACCAAATCAACCCCGGCGACGAAGGCTTAATCCTGTTCAGCCAGCGCTGCGTCGATGGTTGGAAGCAGACCGGAGGCGTGGCAAGCAACCCGTTGGCTCGCTTTCACGATGCGCACGACGCATTCTTTATCCCGGGCTTTCGGCCACTGCCGACGCGCATTGAAGGCTTTGCCAACGATGGTATCCGCATGCAGTCGCGTGACGGCGGCCAGCATGTCTGGATCAAGTCGAGCGGTGAGATCATCGCGGATAACGGCGCAGCACAAGTGCAGATTACGGCCGGAGGCGCAGTCAACATTCAGAACGGCGCAGGCAGCATCAAGCTGCTGTCTGACGGTACGGTAAATATCAACGGGACCATCATTAACACTGACGGCACTATCGAGGCGCCAAACGTGACCTTTGGCGGCATAAGCGGCAAGGATCACAGGCATACCGGCGTGCAGTCCGGCAGCAGCACATCAGGAGGGCCCACAAATTGATGCAAGTACGACGATTAGGCAAGGATGGCGATCTGGTGACACGTGGCAAGATGTTTCTGGATGGCCGCGAAGCGATAGCGCAGACGATTGTCACGCGGCTGAAGCTCTTCTTAGGGGAGTACTTCCGCGATGTGACAGACGGCACCCCTTGGTTTCAGCAGATTTTGGGCAAGTTTGAAAACCTGAACGCTGTTGAGGCGATTTTACGAAATCGAATTGCCCGCACCCAGGGTGTTGTGCGGCTCCTTTCATTCGACATGCAGTATGACTTGGACGCCCGCACGGTTGCCGTTCAAGCGACGGTGCTCACGGTGTACGGCGAGCAAGATGTTCAATTTTCTAGCATGACGGTGTGATATGGCAGAACTAACTCCGCAAGGCTACAAGGTCAAGAGTCAAAACGACTGGTTCGACCAAGAGCGTAATCTGTACCTGAGCATCGACTCCGAATGGATGCTCGACCCATCAAGTCCGGACGGGCTGAAGGTGGCGCACGATGCAGAGATATTCTCTGCACTCGATGAGCTGGTCTATCGCGCATGGGCAAGCAAGGACCCGGCCAAGGCCGTTGGAATTGATCTGGACGCAATATCAAGCATCACAGGAACGTTTCGCAAGCCCGGCACCCCGTCGAACGTCGATTTGACCTTTACGGGCGTGCCTGGCTCTACGATATATGCTGAAAGCATTGTCGAGTCTGCTGATACCGGCCAGCGCTGGATTGTCGATCAAACCTTTACAGTAGGCCCGGGCGGTACTGTTGTCGTTCCGGCCCGCAGCCAGCAAATCGGCGCCATACAGGCGGAGCCCGGAACGATTACCCGCATGATCACAACGATTGGCGGCGTATCAGCGGTCACGAACAGCAACCCCGCAACTCCTGGTACTGAGAAAGAGCGTGATTCGAGTTTGCGTATCCGGCGGAGGCTCGAAGTAGGGAATCCAGGCAGTAATCAGGTGGACTCGCTGTACGGAGCTTTGTCGGCTACAGAGGGAGTGCGTCGTGTCAAGATCTACGAGAACGACACCGACAGCGATGCCTACGACCCGGACTTCAATCCGCATAGCCTGCCGAAGAATTCTGTAACGATTCTGGTTGACGGCGGCCTTGTTCCTGATTTGGCGATGGCGGCTTACTTAAAGAAAAACCCCGGAACTCGCTACAACGGTGACGGGACGGTCGTTCAGGAGTGGGTTACTTCACCCACAATTGCAACGCACAAGCAACTTATCACGTTCGGGCGACCGTTCTATGTAGATATTGAAGTAGAGGTCGATATCAAAGACGACGGCACACTACCCGATGACGTGGAATCAGAAATCATTGAGGCGATCATCGCGTTTGCTGCAGGTGAATCACCATCTGGACAAGATGGGTTTAAAACGACCGGATTTGATATTGGCGAGTCGGTACCGATATCGACCATGTTCACGCCAATCAACCAGGTTATCGGACGCTACGGAAACTCGTATGTAACTAGCCTGACGCTAGACGGTGCGGCGGCCAACAGAGCCATTGCCTACAACGAGCTATCTAGGTGGCTTGAAACAAATATCACGGTGACGCGATCATGATTCCAAACGTGCCAGAGCGGGCGTACTCGCAGTACCGCAATCAGCCCAAATTCATGGATTGGCTGGCTATCGCCCGCACGATGGGCGGTGAGATAGCGGCTGCCGCTATCGCCGTGCGGGAGTCCTACGACATCGACAAGGCAGAAGGTGAGCAGCTTGATGTGATAGGTCGGATCGTTGTGTTCCCGCGTGACTTCATCGGGCAGATCACGATGGAAACAGCGGAGTTCGATCTATCCGATGGGGCAGAGTGTGGTGATGATTCGGCAGTGTTTTCCGAGGCCCGCGTATCGGATGACGCGAAAATGGCTGACGATCTTTACCGACTGGCTATCAAAGCCAAGATCATGAAGAACACAGGGGATGCCACGATAGAAAGCATCATCGAGCAGATGGTGTTTCTGGTGGGGCCAAAGTTTCTGCGCATCAACGATACCGAGGATATGTGGTTCACCATCGAGTTTGCAGGCGATATTTCTGAAACTGAGCGATGGGCGCTATTCAATGTAGACCTGATTCAAAAGCCGCAAGGCGTGAAGTTTGGTGGTTTTTTGGAGATGACAAACATGGTTGAGTTTGATGCTGATGAAAGTGAGTTTGGTGATGATAATGCAGTATTTTCTGATTTTATAGGTGGTTAAAAATGGCAATTAATTTAGACGAACGCTACCCGGGCCGGGCCAACCCTAAAACCCTGGATTACCCACAGGGAAGCTTCAAGAACCGTACCTCACCCACATCAAAAGATGGCACATATCTTGAGCAGGACTGGGCTAATGATCAGTTGGCTTTTTTTCAGTCATTGCTTAAAGAGGCAGGAGTGACGGCGAATGGTCATGTAGATACAGTTCTATCATCTCAATATTTTGATGCTTTTAAAAACCTGCTCAGCAAAGCCACTCTAGGGCTCAGCATTATCAACGGCGTGGCAGCAATCACTGTAGATGAGGAGTAATCATGATAGGAATACCGCGCAACGCACTTAAAACGCGTGCGGACTTTGAGATGTTGCACCAGGCGGCCGTCAGCGATCAGCTGCGCCCACATGAGGTTGAGATTCTAAGGCGGCACTGGCAGGCCTTGGTCGATGGTCGGTTTTCGTATGAGGTTGACCGGGTACTGGGCGAAGAAGAGCTAGCAGACGGCGAGGAACCCGAATATCGGGTTATGGCAGATGAGGATGGTGTGCGTACGCAGTACCGATTGGTGGAAAGCACAAGTTCTCGCATGGTGGCTTTGGGCTTTACCGTCCAAGAGGTAGAGACGGCCTTGGCTGAATTGGAGGGTAAGTAATGGCAGAAAAAACGTATGCAATCCCAGCGCAAGGTGCGGGATATTTTCAGCTGATGGGGCAAATTCGCGCTGTCGGTGCGCTGCGGCTGGATGTCCCGGAGGGGGTATTAAATATCGGCGGTAATGGCAAGGGTTACGTGCTGGAGGCACGCACTGACTGGGATCCGACTGAGCAAGAGAATCAGGACGGCAGTCTGGATAGCATTTCGCTTGGCGACGATATTTACCTTTATGCAGTTCAAGCTGATGACGGTCGAGCTGGGTTAGTGGCCAGCAAAAACATCACGTTCCCAAGTGGCTACACATCGGATAATTCACGTCGTATTGGAGGCTTTCATTACGGCCGCTGGCGTCCATTGAGTGAGCGCTACAACGCGTCTTTTAATCCGCCAACACAAATCGTGCCTACCAGCGTGTGGGATCTTGGTCATAGGCCAAAATGCGACCCAACCGGAATGGTCGAGGTGATACCAGGTCGTTTGTGGGCTGATATTTATCTGAACAGCGAAGACGGCCAAAGCTGGCCGAACACAGTGCCGCTGTCGCGCTTCAACGCTACGCCGCTAACCGGCATCGAAGGGTATTCGCGCTACCTGGACCTGCCCCATCTGCTGGCGAATGCGGGCAAGCGCCTTCCGACCCTGGCCGAGTTCTATGTGTATGCCGATGGCGCGCCCCAGGGCAACGATAGCAATAACGATACAGCTTGGTCGGCGACCAGCAATAGCGGTCGCACCCAGACCGGGGCGGTGGCCAAATCCGTGAGCTGCACTGGCGTGGTTGACGCCGTGGGCAACGTGTGGGACCCATGTCTTGATATGTATGATGTGGGCGCTCTAACCTCTGCAGACTACGAGTGGGATCGCACCATCGTGGAAAACGGTAAGGATGCCAGCATCCCGCGCGGCGAGATCTACCATGAGCGCTGGCGCATGTGGCTCGCCGGGGGCAGGTTCGACA